CATTGTCTGTTATTGAAAGTATATTCGTTCCGCTATGCCCTGAAACTGCATCCCACGTTCTATCTGCGTCAGTTTTACCACTTTCACTTGAACGAGTCCATTTGAACGATGCAGCACCTACAATGCTTGTCACATCTTCTGAACCCCACAACAAACGTGCTGTTATAGTGGTACTCACATGACCTTGATAGAATGAGTTTCCGTTAGACGATTGGAAGTCTATCTGATAAGTTGTATCTCCACTAATCAGCAACCAGTCCGTACAACCAAGTGCAGGGGATTGTGTCGTTCCATCAACCAAGCACTCCCACAACTTACCATTCTTCCAAACACGACTGATTTCCAAGTCAACTTTAAACTCGTTCATCATCTTCTGATGCAATTCGGCATCAGTCAGCGACGACCAAGACGCATCGTTACGATAGCGTAGCCAAGTGGCGCGAGTATAAGTCTTATAATGGTATGGCTCAAAAATAGTCGTACCATTGTATTCAGAAGTAGGCTGTGGAATAGTGCTGTCAGGCAACACCCACTGACCTCTATCTTCCTTCACCACCCTTGCAGGATAGTTGGCATCGTGGGAATGGTCGTAGAATATGGTATTGACATACAACGAGGGCATATCAACATTCCATATCGGATTACCCTGCGCATCATGCGGAAGGTTTGCCAAGTCAGGAAGAATACCAAGGCAAAGAGCATAGTTGTTATCCTCAATTATTGGCTTGTCAACATTCCAGAAGAAGCTCAGTCGCTTATCGGTTGTAGAGAGAACCCATGACTGCTGCCTACCTAACTGGCTATTCTTTACGGAATCGCTATAAGAAGTCGGGTCGTCGCCGTTCTCCAGTCCGTCAGCAATATTACCACGTCTCGTAAGCGTGATGATTTTCTCGTAACCATCAGGATAGTTGGTATAATCTTCAAGCAATGCCTCTGTGTAGTCATCCGTAATCTCAGTACCAAGGAATGTGAAGTTTTTGGCTCCTGGCACTTCGGGGTCGCCATTGGGTTTTACACCATTGTAAGGGACAACCTTCATCGTGTTATTCGTGAGGTCAACACTTACAACTCTGACATAGCAAGTATAGTATGTTCCGTGGTCGAGCAAGTCATTTATCTTAGCGTAGAGAATATCACCTGGATAGAAAGGAGTATGGTCGTTGTCATGGTCTTTGTGCATTGTAAGAACCATGCGCTGACCGTTATCAGAGAAATCTACCCTCTCAGTTGTATCGCCCTCAGTAAACGAATAGTCTGACTCCATCAACTGTAAGCGGTTGATGATTAACTCCATGACACGAAGGAAGCCACGAATATTCATGCCATCAGCCTCAATGAGACCATCCTTTGCGTTCATGTAAATGCCAGTTCCATCCAAGAAACCTGAACGTGCGCCCTCGCTTTTCAGTTCATTGGAGAAAATCAGATTCTTTACTTTCAGCAAGTCCTCTACGTTCAGAGTACCCTTAACAAGTCCACGAACGATAAGGTCTATGAAATCTGCTGTACCCTCTGCATTGATTGATGCTCCAGTGTCGAGTTCATCACCTGCCAACGGATGCTCACGGTGGTATTCGCCAAACCAAGCATTATACATTGCTTTCAGGCCTTTGGCGAATGTGATACGTCCTGCTGCAACGTCCTCAGTCAATTTCGACAAGAAATATTCCTGTCCGTAACGCTTGATGAAAGCATTAATCTGAGATACGCTGTAACCGCCACCACCATTATATACATAGGAAGAAAGGCTGTTTACTTGCTGCTGAACACGCTGCAACGTACCAACTTGTTTGTCGTTTCTCAGAACAACTTCATAAGTCGGTACTCCGTTATTGCCATTCTCCTTGATAGTGATATTGTCGATGAACACGCTACCATCAACGTCCAAATCCTCGTCGTTGAACAGCATGAGCATACCAGCCCTTAGCGTATCATGCAGACTGATAAGAGTTGCAGGATTCTGTTGCGCCCTCTCATGCTGACGTGCCATGAATATTTCATCTATCTTTGGCAGATAGGTAAAGCGAGTATAGTTATTGTTGATAAGCCAGTAGATAGACTTACGCAACATCTTCACGCTTGCAGCCCATATATAGCTGCTATCGGAAATATCAATATCCAAAAGCACAAAGTGGTCGCCAGTGCGAATCTGATATGCTTCATCGGCTCTTGCAGCCTCACCAATGGCAGCGTGAGAGGAATAAGGGAACCAAAGGTCAAGTGCATCATCGTGATAACGATCCAAAGTCAGAATCCAACCATTGTTGCCATCCTTCACAATATTCTTTACCTCGAAATCCCTTGCACCGCAATAGCCATCCTTCATAGAGATAGTAAGGCTACCAGTATTTTCAACTGCCTCTTCAAGGTCGAAGCCAATATCTTTGAGTTTGATTTTGAACGGCTCAATTTCTGCTTCTGGCTCGAATACACCATTATCTTGAATAACATCAGCAGCACGGATTTCATCAAGACGTTCAGTAGATGAAGTGCCGAACACGTCACCAACCGTCATTCCCTCAATGCTTGGGTAAACTTCTTGCAGTCCGTTATCGTCATTTTCCTCGTTGAACTGGATATTACCCTCTTTGATTCCTATTTCGTCTGCATTGCCACTTGTAATATAAGGACGCAAACGTTCATTTGAGAAACGAAGGATATGCTCACCCTCAATGCTCATAAGAGGCTCACCCCATGCTGTTTCAGGATTCTTCCTTACATAGACATTAGTGATTCCATTTACAATTTCAGTCTTACACAACTCACTGAGTGCATATCTTGGGAAACCAGGGAGCATAAGGGTATTGACCGCCATATTGTTAGGCATACCATATTCGGCATAGTCTATATGGTTTGTAGGCCAATAATTCTTATCTATACCACTCTTGATGATAACCTTATCGCCAACCTTGATAGCTGCAACGAAGCCGTTCATCTGTTCAGGGCTACGCTCGTCTCTGTCATCATGGTCTGGGTCTGCACATTCAGCATATAGATAGCATCTGTTATCTGAGCTTGAATCTTTGCTGACATATCCCTTAATGGTATAGCCGTTAGCTTCCATCGTAATGATGTAACAAGGAAATTCATCAGTACCCGGATAGTCTGAGGAACGCTTTGTAAACAGAAGTGGTGAAAAATCTATATCAAAGAATAGCGTTACACCAACATAGCCACTACCAAAGTTGTACTTATTCTTAATCTCTACAACGTTTAAGAAGAATTGCTTGTTCAAGTCAGCATAATAGCGGATAGGCAAATTCTTGTCAGAACCATAAGCAAACAATCTCGTAACTACTTGTTGGTCTTGTTCTGCCTTACGCTCAATGGCATAAAGTCCTTTGTTTTTTCCGTATCTGAAAACGTGGTCGACGGGCAAACCCTCACCACCGACAATCAAAGCACGACCTTTGGTAATGAAATTCAGTCCGAAATTATTCTTGATGAACTCCAAACCCTGACTTACCGAAATCTTGTCAACTGAGATATTCACATTGAACTTCTCATTTTCTATGGCAGCAGTCGGGTTACTATGGTCTGTACCAAAAGTTTGCTCCCACAAAGCGATTGCAGCAGCTTTCTTTGTGGGGTTGTCGAAATATCTCTGAATTGTGCGGTTATAGTTAGGGGTTATATAAAGCCATTCGCCATTGTAGCGGTCTGTATTGGCTTGCAGTCTATCTACAAGGTCATCTATGGTTTCCGCATAGAATGAGAAAGTTGGCAGACTGGTATAGTGTATATTGTTATCGTACAGAACAACATCAAGAAAGCGCACCTCAGACAATTCGGCTGAACGTGCGGACATCTTAACATTCTCGTACTTGAAAGCCTCGCCATTACTACTTTTACGGGCTTGCTTCAATGCAGAAGGTAAAGTGTAGATACTATAAACGTCATCACGATAGATCAGATAATCGCCTATCTCCAGTTCAATAGGCGTAGGCGAAGTAATCTTGATGGTAACATATTCCTCGCCCATCCAAATATCGTGATACTCCAAGTCGGTTGCAATGTACTTTGCAACTCCACTCTTGTTATATATCGTCCACTTCTCCATTGGCTACATAGGTTTATGATACAACAAGAAAGTGTTCGTCAAGAGTAGTCACGGGGTCTGTAACACGGAACTTTACCTTGAAACTGGCAATGGCATTGGGATTTACGTCATCATAGAAATACATATCATTGGAAATATCCTTAACATAGATACCCCTTCGCCCAATTTTTGTGTACTCGTCATAAATGGCAAGCATGACTCCAGCAGTACTACCACTACAATTAGAGATATAGTCGATGAAGTTTCTGAGGTCTGATGACATATCAGCCTCTACCCCATCATACAAGAAAGTCACATCTATATCATAAGCCTGGAACTGCAAGCCATCCTTTGAAATGAAAACATCTTCGCCATCTTCATCTTTCCAGTCTCTCGTAGCCAACTCCTTAGTCTTTGGCTTGTGCATGAATGGCATTTCCTGACAAAGGACGTGATACGTCTGATATACATCAACAACGTCACCAACATTAGTGTAGCCAGTGCCGTCATAAATTTGTTTCTGTATAAGTATCTTCTTTGGTTCCATCGTTTAAAACTTTGCGCAAAAATAGTAATATATATTTACAAAAGAAATTGTGATTTTCTAAAATCTTGACATTTAAGAGAGGTAAATTTGATTTTAGAGGCTCTTTGATTATCTTTGCAGCGATTGATTATTTTGAGACGTATGGATAAACTTAACAAAACACTCAGGAATGATGCAATTGGATTCGGTCTCTGCCAACAATGGCAAGGCGACTGGAAAAGCGATTGGGATAAGGAGAAAATGGTAGCCAAATTCTTTCAGGGAATGGATTTCTGCCTAAAGCACAGATTCCCAACAAACCAATTTATCGTTGACAATTTCGATTTGGATTTCAGACGCAAGAGCAATGTACTCGTTGATGACAAGTATTCCCTGCTGAATCCTATCCACGCTCTGATACTCGGCAACTCTGAGAGTACCATACGCATGAACGCAAGAAATGGCTCTACCATATACATGAGAGATAACAGCCACGTCAAACTACTGGCATCCGGCAACTCATTCGTAGTAGTCCATTTGCTCGACAACGCACAAATTGAGGTCGAAACACAAGATAAGGCTCATGTAGCTGTAATCACTCACTCAAAAGACGCAATACTTATCACAAATTGCAAGGACGTTGTTCTTAGAGAAGAATACAACTGGTTAAAAGAATAGTTTTTTTCATTGAACGATTGTTTTAGGTTAGTAGTAATATTTAGT